CAAATAAAGGGAGAAATACTCTTCCTTTTCCAAATCATTCATATGCCAAAATCTATTGTCGTATTTTCCGCCACTCAAGGACCATTTTGGTCTCTGCAGATATTCAAATATTTGGTCTCTAGTAGATTCTTCAAAAAAGTTATCAAAAACTTTTATAGAATCTATATCATATTGGAATTTCATTGATAGTATAATTAAACAACAACAACTCTTTTCTCTCTTTCTGTTCTCTCATATACTCACCTACCGAACGCATTGTATAAGTAAGATCAAATTCCCCCACTTCCCATTCTTTAAATCTTTCACGAATGAGTTGAGACGAATTATAAGATATAAGTTGATGACCAACAAACCTATCACAAATGGCAGCAAAACCGTCGTGGTCGAATGATTTGTGCATATCACCTTTCCTTCCGTATAGGTTAGATCCAATTTCATAGGGCGGATCAAGGTAGGTGAAGATAGATTTATTGTCGGTAAGAAGCTCTTGGTAGCAAATATTGGTAATCTTCCAATCTTTGATAATCTCTCCATATCCAGGCAGTTTATTAATACCTTTCATAGAAAAATTACCCACAGATGCCTGCTGTGAAAACGAAGAAGATTCTGTTAGACCAGAGAAACTACACTTATTTACCACATAAAATGCTGCTGCTCTTTGAAGATAAGGATTTTCTTTATCATTTACCTCAGTCTTCATTTGATTGAAGAGTTCTCGTGCAAGTTCTGGTGTTCCATTCTTAGACTTATATTCTTGCAGAATCTCACAGAGTTCTTGTGAGTTGTCACGCAGAACACACCAGAAGTTATAAAGTGGTTCATACAAATCATTTACCCAAATATCCAGGTTTGGATACTTTTTGGTAATATGAATTGCAACACTTCCACCGCCAAGAAAAGGTTCTCTGTATTCTCTATAATCTCTCAAGTCTGGAAAGTATGGATCCATCTTGGTGCAGGCACGGGACTTGCCTCCAGGATAACGCAAAGGAGTTTTATAACTTTTCAGACTGTTCATAATCAATAGGATGATACTTCAAAAATTCCCAGAAAGTCATTTTCATTTCTTTCTGAGTCATACCACAATGTTTTGCGGCAGCAGGTAGAGTCATTTTAGCACGAAACAAACCAAAGTTTGCTTGTTCAACGAGTTCAGGTGTTGTTTTCACTTTTTCTTCTACCAGTTTGTTTTTATCAATATTAAATAATCCCATCAAGTCTCTCCAAAGAATTTTCAATCTTCTCAAAGAAACTTCCGATACGACCTACTTCATCTGCCATTTGTCTATATCCAGTGCCAACATAAATCTGACCGACAACAACTGCAACAGTGCAGATACCCCAGAAAATATAATAATGAGATGATTTCATTTGTGCTAATACCTTAGTTTTTTTATTTTTCATAATCAGAGAACTAACTTTTTGTTAGGTGCCTTAATTACTGAGAACATTTCATTATACTGCTCTTCAATTTGTTCCTGAGTATCTGCGATATACACAATATACTTTTTAGTAACTTCCAGTTCCTCATTCTTGCCTTTGAGAAGAGGGGACCAGGGAGCAAAACCCATTTGACCATTACCGGCAGGAACGGCAACAATAGGATTGGCGATGACCACAGAGTCATCTTTTTCTTCAATCAGGTCTGCAACGACATCTTCGCCAGACCACATACGCATCAGTTTTACATTCATTGAAAAGTACACTCCACCATTAATTCAGTTAGACAAGCAAGCATATTTATCTCTTGATCGGCCACGAATGCAGACTGATACTGATACTTAGCAAGCACAAGCACAGCAGCAGGAACACTATTGTTTTCAAGGGATGAATAAAGAGCATCGTAAATACGACGCATAAGTACAGTAACATCATTGTCAAGGTTAGATACCACCCACTTACGTACCTCAGGAAAGTTTTTTTCTTTAAGGTTTTTAATAAGGTCATTAACGGCAACATCAGAAAAAGTAGCAAGAATACCAGAATCAATTTTTCCACTCACAGAGTATCGTTGACACTCATTGAGCACACGTCTCCAATCAGGAAAGTGCTTATTGACCAGTTCTACCAGGACCTTGTTATCATATTCAACACCTTCTGCATCCAGGATTTGTCTGAGACGTTTGAAGAATTGTGCGGCAATGGTCTGACGATCTTTTCCTTTGATTCCAAATTCCACGACGGCACAACGGGAATGGAGGGGTTCAAGGATTTTGTTTTTGTAGTTGCAGGTGAAGATGAATCGGCAGTTACCAGCAAACTCCTCAATAAATGCCCGTAGGAGGAGTTGTACATCATTGGATGTGTTATCTGCCTCATCAATGATGATGACTTTGTGTTTAGCATCTGCCGTAAGTGAGACGGTCGAAGCGAAGTTCTTCGCATTGTTTCTGACAGTATCGAGGAATCGACCTTCGTCGGATCCATTGATGACATATACATCTACTCCAAGTTCATTACATAATGCCTTTGCCACTGTGGTCTTACCAATACCGGGAGGACCAGCAAGCAACATGTTAGGAATTTCTCCCTTATTTAGAAACTCCTGAAAGGTCTTTTTAGTAGACTCTGGGAGAATACATTCTTCAATAGTTTTGGGACGATATTTCTCAACCCAAATAAAATCACTCATAATCAAATCCAATCAGGTTTGCGTTGGGGCATACGAAGATAATTGTCTTTCACCCAAGGTTTGGATGCGATATACATCTTGTATGCGTCAAAGGTGGAAATACTAGTATCAAACTTGTATTCCTCAGGCATTGCTCGTGCGAATGGTGTCACTTGATCAAGTCTACCTTTGGGGAAAAGGTAGTAAGCATGAGTCAGTGTTCCTTCACAAGAGTGGGTCTTATTATACCGCAAGGTATACTCTTGGCACAAGTTCAATCCCCACTTGATGGGCCAGTAGGCATTGTCCACCGTCTCTGCCACCCATTTGGTGCAGGGGTGGTTGCGGAATGCCCCCTTTTCTGTCTTGTAGGCAGTGCCGTCTTGTTTGGAAGAGTCCCA